CCATATCCCGCAATCCACCCAAACTCATTTTCATGGCGTCCACCAAACGCTTCCCAATTTGCAAAATGATCTTCTGGAAACGCTGAACTACTTGATGTCACGACGTGTCCCTGAAAATCTGAACCCCGTAATAAAATATCTGGATATTTTTTGAGTTTGGGGTACGTTTGGACGACTTGGGTTCTTTCATGGGGGCTCACCTGTTCAAATATAGTTTCACCCCCAGTTAGGGTTGGTATGGCTTGTATGACCTTCCCCCCGTCGACGGTGAAGGATTCCGCGAAGAGTTGCCAATCTGAGAGGGCGACGTTGGCGTTATTCCCAGAGACCTTGGTTGTCACTATAGCGAATCTCCTATAGGACGCTGGTGCGTTAACGACAACTGTTTGGGTGTCTGAAACTGAGGAGGGAACGACATTTTCCCAATGTTTCAACTCTACCCAATTTGAGTTATCGTTACTGGCGTAGAGATTGGCACTCCCGGGGTAGGCCTCAACTGAGGATGGGGTGAGTTTCATATGACGGAGGACTGTTTTGTAGGGGAGGTAAAGGGATAACCATTCACCTTGTTGGGTAGACCCAGCAAGTTGAACGGAACCCGCGTAGGCGTTGGAGGCCCCCGTGTAGGTATCGTCACCGACCCAAGCCACGGAGGCACTCCCATCGAAGGCGTTCCATGTGTTTGACCCGGTAGCCAGATTTGAGGTTGTGAGGGTGTAGGTGCCATGGTTGGTCACCGTAGTGCTGTTAGCCGTTAGGGTGGAGGGTGGTTGTTGGGACACGACGGCCAACCTATTTGAGAAGAGCCCCGCGGAGTCCATCATCTCCCCAGTGCTTTGGTCGTAGGTCACCAAGTTTGCTGCGACATCTGCGACGCGGAGGGTGTCTACGAAGACGTTGGCGTCAAACTTGAGGCGTCCACCAGTTTCAAGGTTTGAGGTGGTATGGAGGTTCCCAGTGATCGCGGTGTTCCCGAGGACTTCCAGATCCCCCGATGTTGCGGTTATATTTCCACCAACTAAGATGTTTGCAGTTGTTTGGAGCCCCGTGGTGGGATTTTGGAGGATGATAGTGTCTGTGGTTGTATTGTTCTCCCCAGTCACGTGGTTGAGGCCGTGGGACGCGACGACTGCAAAGTTCCCCAGTATGAGGGTATTCGCGACTGAGACGTTCCCGACTACAGCGAGAACATTAGATCCTGTATCTTCGACATGGAGGTTGGACCCCACACTGAAATCGTGTGAGGGAGACGAGTTCTGAATTCCGAGATTCCCCTCGAAAAACTGAATATTCGTGCTGACCATCTCTGTTGATATAAGGGTATAAAATAAATGTCTAACGATCATCCACAATGATAGGTGCATCCCACATATGCAGCAGTCCAGACGGCGTTTGCTTCATCTGTGACAGTTCCGTCCGTCGTGAGGTACCTAAGGTGGTACGACTTCTCGGTATGCTCTGTATCTTCCCATTGAATACGACCATATTGGTCTAAATCATTCTCTCCATTCTCTTTCTTCTTTATAACTTGGACTGGTAGGTCCACGGGGTTGAAATCACAATCCATGGTGATCTTGGCCACCGTGTAGTTGTGGAGGATGTCATCATCCTGTTTTTGGGTGTACCCGGACACATTAGATGTGGTGAGGTAGTCTCCGGAAACGACAGCGCCGTTGGTATTCACAACCCATACAGCTCCCTCACCTAGGGAGTTTACAATAACCTTTTGGTCCCCAATTTCCTTGGTGGACATCACAATAGTGGCACCTTGGGTCTGATTACGGGTGGTACCATCACCACTTTCAAAACGATCTACGACCCCGAATACACTGCGATCGTTTTGGCTTTCCGAGAGGGACACGACGGGGAGGGCTTCACTCGACCGTATGGCCCGTGAACCTGTTGCCAGAGGACCGTTTAGGGTGGTGTACCTATTTTTATTGGCGGAAACCACCAAACCTTGGCTCATGGGGCCCTCTGGGGAGCAGAGGTGCTGCCCCGTGAAGGACAACGTCGTACCAAAAACTGAAATTGGACTTGAAACTTCGAGGGAATGCTCCAAATTATAAAAATGAATACTACCGTTGGTATTACCGGTATTATTTGAACCAAGTTGATGAACGAGGAACTTGGTCCCTGAAATGTTCACAAACTGGCCAAAGTAGTAGCCTAACAATCCCCCTAGGAATCTTTTTGTCAGTGACCAGCTTGTACCGTCCCTCGTATAAACGTTCACAGCGCCACTATTCGTTCCACCAGTGCCGGTGTCGGTCTTCATCCCAACTATGATGTGGTCGTCTGTCATAGAAATATGCTTCCCCATGTACCAGTTCATAATACTGACGGGCTGCTGCAGCGACAGTGACCATGAGCCAAGGTTTGGGTCCCGCTTATATATGTACATCCGATTACCGTTTCCACTGGAAAAGTTCGGATAGCCGTCGTCGCTACTGACCACGATGCAGTCGCCTGAAATTGCCGCAGCGTAGCCGAAGAACTCCTCATAATGGTTGTTTCCTGAGAGTGTCTGCTGCAGCGACCATGTGCTAGTTGCGGGGTTCCGTGCGAATACTTTCACGCGCCCATCGTTTTTCCTCGCACCATTACTATCTCCGGGGTGCAACCCGCCGAATGGATAAGACGCAATGGCGTAGTCGCCTGAAATGGCCACGGCATGGAGGTTGCCAGTGTTATCGTGCGAATCTGTGAACATCACCTGTTGTGACCACACCAGATCGTCCACGGGGTTCCGTGTAAATATGGAAATCGAGTTTGACCCAGCCCTGGGGGGCGCCACCCCCGCGATGACGTAGTCGCCTGACACATCCATAAATGCACCAAACGATGACACACCCGACGGCGCCATAAGCTTTGTGTGAAATAACCACGCGCCATTTGAGGGGTTTCGTTTATATACATATATTACACCACCACCTTCGTATTGGGCTGTGACATATAAATAATCTCCTGAAAGGGCTATGTTCTGACCCCAGTAGGTCTCATTTCCGCTCGCTGAGCCGTTGCGGGCGTTGGCGGGTTCAGGAATCGAATATTTCACATTCCATACATTTTTATCGTATTCGTAGACATTTATTACCGCCGGGTAGGTCGTCTGGGTCGACGCCGGTATGATAGTTAAAGGGATGGCAGCTCTGTTTCCATCTATAGTAACCACGTTATAAGCTCTGCTTGCTACGTTCAGATAAGCTGCTATGCCGCCCATAGTCGGGAATACAATATCCGGAGGACCAACTTCTTTTAATTTAACCCAAGTTTGATTTAGACTTTTGTTTAAATCTATAGAATCTATACGCATTGGTCCATTTACATCCAATGTCGCTTGGGGGATGCTTGTCCCTATACCAACCCTAGTCAAGCTGGTATCTACATAGATGTTCGCTGTACCAATTTCGAAGATGGTGGAATTGAATGTTTGTTTATCGACAATTGGAATGTTATAATTAAAGACTTTCACCTTCCCCGAATCTGCATTACTTCCATATGCACCGATAGCCAGTTGTGTACCATCACCAGATAAGGACACCGCGTTCCCCGAAAACTCGCTCACAACATCGCCATCTATATCCAATCCAATTTGGTTCCAGGCGCTCCCAGACCAGTCAAAGGTCCTCACATGGCCCGCATTGGAACCACCCGCATCATTTTCACCAGAACCAACTGAAAGCCGGGTACCATCTGAAGATAACGATACAGATATTCCAAAACTATCATTGGCTGCTTCACCATATAGAACTGAACCCACCAGAGACCACGTCCCACTACTGTATTCCAAAACATGAGCCGCACCTATATTAGTTAAAGCTCCGAGTGACGTTTCTGGAGCACCGATTGCGACGCGTGGTATTCCACCGTTTACCACCAAGTCAATAGACCGCCCAAATTCACCGGAACCGGTTATATCTGCACCCACCTGAGACCAAATAGTAGCATTGTGAGAGAAAACTCGACAGTAATTTCCACCATATGCACCTACAGCGAGGTATGAACCATCACTTGTTAAAGACACCGCCGACCTTCCAAAAAGATCCCCGGAACCTAAAGTACCTTCCAAGGGCGCCCCTCCTGAATTTGGTACATAGCTCCATGTGCCACCAATGTCTTGTAAAACATCAACATATGACGATATCTGAACTGGTTTGTGGAAGACCCTCACGTGGCCCGCCCATGTACCACCACCGTCGTTTAGGAGGCCCCCCGATGCGACACGTCTTCCATCTGAAGAGAGGGCAACGGACCTACCGGACATGTCCCCAGCCGCCTCACCGTCTAGGTCCAGCCCATCTTGGACCCAGGTATTTGTTGCTTGATTATACTCAAAGACCCTCACGTGGCCCGCATTGGAACCATTGCCGTCGTTATGGTAGGCCCCCACAGCGAGACGTGTTCCATCCGAAGACAAATCGATGGACCAACCGAACTCGTCCAAAGCCGCCTCACCGTTTAGGTCCCCCCCAACCTGGGTCCAGGTTTCATCATCTTCGTCCCAGTCGAAGACCCTCACGCGGCCGTCGTTAACGCCAGTGATGTCTCTGCTGGGCGCCCCCACAGCGAGACGTGTTCCATCCAAAGAGAGGGCAACGGACCAACCGAAATTTTCCCCAGGAAAAGCGTCCTCACCATCTATGTCTGCCCCAAGTTGGGTCCATGTCCCACTACTCTCCTTGTAGACCCTCACGTGGCCCGCACCGTTGTTGTTGTTGTACGCTCCCACTGCGAGGCGTGTTCCATCCGAAGAGAGGTCGACGGAGTGACCGGACTGGTCCCCAGCCGCCTCACCATCTATATCGGACCCAACCTGGGTCCAGGTGCTCCCGACCAAGTCGAAGACCCTCACGTGGCCCGAGTCTGCACCGGCTGTGCCGTCGTTTGAGGGACCTCCCACCGCGAGACGTGTTCCATCTGAAGAGAGGGCGACGGATATACCGAAATGGTCCGCCCCCTGCTCACTGTCTATGTCTGCCCCAACTTGGGTCCAGGTGCTCCCGACCAAGTCGAAGACCCTCACGTGGCCCCCACCGCTGACGTGTAGGTAGCCCCCCACAGCGAGACGGGACCCATCCGAAGAGAGGGCGACGGACCAACCGAACTGGCTCCCAGCCGCATCATCATCTATATCGGACCCAACCTGGGTCCACGCACCTCCGACCAAGTTGAAGACCCTCACGTGGCCCGAATTGGAACCACCACCGTCGTTGTTGGGGGCCCCCACAGCGAGACGTGTTCCATCCGAAGAGAGGGCGACGGAGGTACCGGAATTGTCCCCAGCCGCCTCACCGTCTATGTCCGCCCCAAGTTGGGTCCAGGCAGAGGGGATTAAGTCGAAGACCCTCACGTGGCCCGCATCGGAACCATTACCGTCGTTTAGGAAGGCCCCCACAGCGAGACGGGACCCATTCGAAGAGAGGGCGACGGAGCTACCGGAACCGTCACCACCCGCCTCACCGTCTAGGTCCACCTCAACTTGGGTCCAGGCGCCCCCGACCAAGTCGAAGACCCTCACGTGGCCCGAATTGGAACCACCACCGTCGTTGTCGGGGGCCCCCACAGCGAGACGTGTTCCATCCGAAGAGATGGCGACGGAGGCACCGGACTGGTCCACAGCCGTCTCACCGTCTATGTCCACCCCAACTTGGGTCCAGGTTTCATCATCTTCGTCCCAGTCGAAGACCCTCACATGGCCCGCGTCTGTACCATTGGCGTCGTTGTAGCTCGCCCCCACAGCGAGACGTGTTCCATCCGAAGAGAGGGCGACGGACCTACCGAACTGGTCCCCAGCCGCCTCACCATCTATGTCTGCCCCAAGTTGGGTCCACGCCCCACTACTCTCCTTGTAGACCCTCACGTAGCCCGCATCGGAACCAGGGCCAGGTCCGTCGGTGGCACCCACAGCGAGCCGTGTTCCATCCGAAGAGAGGGCGACGGAATAACCGAAATAGTCCCCAGCCGCCTCACCATCTATGTCTGCCCCAAGTTGGGTCCATGTCCCACTAATCTCCTTGTAGACCCTCACGTAGCCCGCGCCGTCGCCGAACTGGCTGGTGGCTCCCACTGCGAGTCGTGTTCCATCCGAAGAGAGGTCGACGGACCAACCGGACCGGTCCCCAGCCGCCTCACCGTTTATGTCCCCCCCAACTTGGGTCCAGGTTTCATCATCTTCGTCCCAGTCGAAGACCCTCACGTGGCCCGCGTCTACACCATTGGCGTCGTTGGAGTACGCTCCCGCTGCGAGGCGTGTTCCATCCGAAGAGAGGGCGACGGATATACCGAAAAAGTCCGATGATTGAATTGCGTTGAACGGAGCGCCGTCTATGTCCCCCCCAAGTTGGGTCCACGCACCTCCGACCAACTTGTAGACCCTCACGTGGCCCGAATTGGAACCACCACCGTCGTTTGTGGTGGCCCCCACTGCGAGTCGTGTTCCATCCGAAGAGATGGCGACGGAGTAACCGGAATTGTCCCCTGCCGCCTCACCGTCTATGTCTGCCCCAACTTGGGTCCAGTAAGTAGTCGGTGCATCCTCGATATATTTAGTACCACCGACCGATAGATATTCCCCATTACCCGACAAAGATACAGTGTCTGCGAAGAATATACTGTCCCCCCCACTTGGACCAGTCTGATAATAAATCTGTGTCCAGGTTTGACCATTAAATTCAAATACGCTCACCTTACCGCGACTCGATGTTGAGGAGTCGTACCACTGTGGTGAACTAATCGCTACCCGAGACCCATCCGCGCTCAATGACACATAAAATCCTTTTAATTCACCCTGTATATCTCCCTTAATATCCTGTCCCAACTTTGTCCACACCCCCAAACTGTATTCGTAAATGCGTACATATCCAATTTGGGTCAAAAGTGGACCATCAACCTCGGGAGCCCCTATTGCTACACGGGTTCCGTCGTTGGACATCGATACTGACCACCCGGACTTATCTCCTGGTAGTTCACCATTAATATCAGAGCCAGTCTGTCTCCAACTCCCTTGTGCAGAAACAAATGACGTTTGTGTGAATAAATTGGAATTGGTGTATAAATTACCCGATATATTGAGATCCCCACGGATGTCTAGGGTGTGTGCAGGTAGATTAGTTCCTATACCAATTTTGTTTGTCTCTGTGTTTACATATAGGTTTGCTGCACCAATCTCGAACACACCATCTTTTATTGTCAATTTGGATTTTGGAATCTCATATACACGGAAATAGCTGTTAGCATTACCACTTTTAGATGTACTAATTACATGTGTACCATCTTCGGAAAGGGAAACTGCCCACCCAAATTGATCACCAGTTGCATCACCGACGATATCGCCACCAATTTTAACCCAACTACCTTCCTTGTATTCGTAAAGACGGGTAAGTCCCGCATTTGTACCCCCAGAGTCACTTTTTGGGGCACCGACAAGTAGACGGTTTCCATCATTGGAGAGTGAGATGGAATGACCGGTCCATTCATCTGCGCTACCACCATCTATGTCTGTACCCACCTGAGACCACACCCCATCACTGTAAGTGTATACTCTTACATGACCCGCGGCGTCGCCGGCTCCATCGTTTGTATGTGCACCAATTGCAACCACTGTACCATCACTGGAAAGTGATACGGATTTCCCAGAAGAGTCCGCTGCAGCTTCGCCATCTATGTCTGAACCCACCTGAGACCATGACCCACCACTGTAATTGTATACCCTGACGTGACCGGCACCGCTACCGTTATTGGTTGCGCCAATGGCTACATAGGTGCCATCGAGTGATATAGAGACGGACCCCCCAAACAAATCTCCAGCGGCTTCACCTGCTATTGTAGTTCCAAGTAAAGTCCAGGTTCCCGAAGAATATTCATACATGGATACATTGCCATTGGTGGTACCGGGTATACCAACGGCTACAATTTGACCATTACTTGACAGCGAGACAGAGAATCCAGCTTTCTGATTCACCCCACTACCGATAATATCATCACCATATTTAGCCCATGCACCCACCTGGTACTTGTAAATACGTACACGACCCGCGTCTGCACCACCCTCATTATTGTATGGTGCACCGATAGCTACATGGGTACCATCTGAAGATAGAGAAACTGAATATCCAAATTGATCACCACTTCCACTCCCAGCTACATCATCACCATTTTCACCAGTTATATCCGAACCCAGTTGTGTCCACGTTCCATTGGTGTAGGTGTATATGCGCACAAACCCCGGGTCTGTCCCCGTATTTTGGATACATCCTATGGCTACAATTGTACCATCCGATGATATGGATGTGGAAAATCCAAAATCAACACTGGAAGTTACATTCACATCGGCACCCACCTTATTCAACACCAAGTCTGGATATTCCAGGGATAGCAATGAATTGTTGTACAGATTACCAGATAGATTGATATCTCCATCCACATCGAGTGTATGTGATGGGGTTGCGGATCTAATACCAACACTTCTGGTTGAGGAGTTCACAAATAAAGTATTCCCAGATTCAAAATCCGCGGTCCCCAAGTTTACAAAGGTGGTCACACTTTCTTTATAGACTCTGACACTACCTATATCTGTGCCACCATCGTCGTTCAAGTTTGCACCGACGACAACCTGTGTACCATCCCCAGATATTGCCACGGATTTACCAAAATTGTCGCCGACATATTCACCCGTTATGTTAGGGATTATCTTATTCCAAATACCTGAGCCCGCGAAAAAATTGTAGACTCGAACATTTTCCACCCCGATGGCACTTGCAACCAATCTATTGCCATCGTTAGACAATGAAACATCCCACCCAAATTGATCTCCCTCACCCTCACTCTCAATACCTGGACCCACCTTTGACCACCTACTGTCTGAATATCCATATACGTTTACACTATTATGCCCACCGATAGCCACGCTGGTACCATCACTGGACATGGAGACGGATACTCCCAATTTATCCCCAGCCGTTTCCCCATCTATCGAGTTCCCCAACTGTGTCCATGAACCACCCGTGTACTCGTATACACGAACCTGTCCGAAAAGGAAATTAGAAACACGAATCATGGTGTCTCTAGGTGGTATATAACCGGGTGTGTATCCATTCAGGGACAGTATGGTTGCCACGGATGTTCCGTATAGAATCTCCAGAGCTGTAAAGGTATCTTCATCTCTCCATCTGTGCAGTGCCAATTTGTCTCCATCACTTTGGTACGCGCCTATAGCTACACGGGTACCATCATCCGACATTGAGACTGACCATCCAAAGTTGTCGCTAATTGCGTCACCGTTGATGCTGGAACCCACCTGTGTCCAGACACCTCCCGTGTACTGGTATACTTTAACACGACCAGACTGGTACTTACCTGAACCACTACTACCCGGTGCCCCTGTGGCTACAATCCAGGAGGGTGAGGCTGTTCCCCGAGCGAGTCCTACGGACCACCCAAACTTATCACCCACTGTTTCACCAACGATATCGGTGCCTATTTTATTATAACTAACACTACCATCGTATTCGTATATTCGAATGACACCTGTGTTTGTGTTGTAGCTATACCCACCTGCGGCTATAGTATGTCCATTATTTGACATAGAAACCGCAGAGCCCGAAGATGGATCATCTATATCACTTGTACCTCCACCAAGTAAGTTCCATGAGCTCGTTGAAGTACTGTACGTGTATACGCGCACGTGTTCCGCGTTGGGGGCACCGATGGCTAAAAATAAACCATCTTCGGAGGTGGCCACTGCAAACCCTGAGTTATCCCCAGCGGCTTCACCATCGATATCTGTTCCCAATTGAGACCAGGATGTCGTACTCTTAAATACGTTGCCTGTGAATGTTATATCTCCCTCTACGTGGAGGGCTGAGGTTGGCACCACCGTCCCTATCCCAAAGTTCCCCAAGGAGTCCAACTTGACACGTTCGAGACCCCGAGTTTTTAGAGTTATATTTTGATTAGAAATGTTTGAGGTTGAACCACCCATAGAGATTTCAGAGACCTTGGAGGTCGCTGGATTTGAGGTTTGACCAGCTTGTAGTTTGAGTCTATGACCCCCATCTTCGACGGTGGCTTCAGTCTCCTCTGTGTCTGCATGTAAAAGGCTTGTTCTGGGAATGGTAAATGTTAGATCTACATCCTGTTCCACACCAACTTGGTCTGTGCGTGTAGCTGATTGTATAGGCTTGGCGTCTAATGCCCGCGTGTAAATTTGTTCTGCGAGTACAAGACTTCTCGGCATCACCACTTACCATAGTATCCGAAAGTTATTTGACATGGATGACACCATCTCAGAAGACTTTTAGTTTTATGTGATACATCTTACCTTAGTATGTGAATGTAACTTCATCTACACCACCTTCAGTTATTTTTACAACTTTACCATCACTGTGTTCTGAAATGAATTCGATAAATACGTTGTAATTCCCCAGCTGTGATAGCGTCCCCGATGGTTTAATAAAGAGGGTTGTTGGATTGGTCGTCACAACCGAAGACCATGGGTTTGTATTCGTGTTTCCAAATACAGAGGCAGGGCCCTTGGCTACATTCAGGGGTGTCCCACCAGTTCTATGTCCACCACTTGCTTCTATGGATATCGTACTCACTTCATTATCGGCTTGGATCAGGTGAGCTACGATTTTAGCGTAGAATACATGTTGTGAAAAAACGATTCCAATAGTTGCTGCCGTTGGGGTAGCTCCACTTCCCATATCACCCGTGAAGCTGTACGTTTTTTTAGTGACACCCCCCGTGTTTGTAATGATACCACCGGTTGCTATGAATGCAGTATCGGTGTTTGTAAACTGGATCACATTGGATGTGGTGTTTCCATTATCAGAGACATCTTGGAGGGTAGTGACGAGCCCGGTGAGTTTGCTTCCATCACCGTAGTAGCTATCTGCCACCACATTTCTAGTGACGACGAGGACATTGGACCCCACATCGTCGACGTAGAGGTTGGATCCTACATTTAGAGTGTGGTTAGTTGATACATTGGCTATACCGACATTTGAGGACGTCGTAAGTTCCCCGAGAACATCCAGGGTTTCGTTAAAGGTTGCATTATTTTGAACGACAAGATTACCTCTTAGATCTATGAGCAATCTATGATCCGGATCTTCGTAGTGTAAGATGTGATTGTCGGTGAATGTGTTTTGTGTGTAGCTCATAGAAAATCTATGTTCATCGGCGTGGTAGATGAGGGCAACGTTGGCGTACTCCCCGTCGTCTTTATGTTCCATCATGATACCCGTGTCCAGGTTGTGGACGGCATTATTCGCCCCGATACCGAAAATACGATCTTCTATGGTGACACTTGTAGATGACACGACTGTGTTGTTACCACCGAGTGTTATGTTCCCCAAAAATTCAGCTTCGGATGCAGAGATTACATAGGTCCCCCCAGAGGTTACGTAGACTGGTGATTGAATAAATGTGCCATCATTGTCGACCATGGGTAGGTATTTATTGACGGAATCTGCGAGACCAGATACGGAGATGTTTGAACCAACTTCCAGGTTCGCGGTGGTCACTAGACCGGTGGTGGCATTTGTAAATTGAATTGTATTTGAGGTGGTGTTCCCAGTGTCTGTGACCTGTTGGAGGGTTTGGAGTTTGGTCAGAACGTCTGCGGGATCCATTTTTTCAAATGTGTTTCCGCCACCATTTGTATAGATGTGTGGAGGTTGGGTGGTGACTACCTGAGCGTTTGGAATGGCATTTACACGACCAACGCCGGTGACATCAATGACACCCGTAGATGCGTGAGGTTTAACTACGAAACCAACATTCTGAATGAGATCAGTTTCAGCTTGAGGTGCCACATTTGAGATACCACCAGCTACGACGTTACTCACATAGACGGTTTCACTAGATACGAAGTCGTCTGTGTTTAACCCATCGGCTCTACCAAATGTGACGATAAGACCGACATCATTTACAGTCAAATCTTGATAGGCTACACCCAATGCGGGCATGGTGGTTGAACTATCCGATCGAGCTTTCCGTACATCGACAATATTATTACCCGTATGCCCTACCCCATATACGACATCACCTTTACTTATTGTTTCTAGTGCCTTAGCTTCTAAAAATGTATGATTTTGTAGCTGATTGGTCCAATTTGTGCCATCGTACACGAGTATATCTTCATTTTGGGCGGTGGTCAGTGTTACGTTTGCCAATTGATTCAAATTTACTTCGACATTGGAGATGAGGTCAGTGGTGAAGGCGGTGTGTGCATTGGTGAATTGGAGGGTATTGGAGGTGGTGTTTCCATTGTCGGATACGTCTTGGAGGGTCGTGACGAGACCAGTGAGTTGGCTACCATCACCTAGGTAGGTGGTGGCTGTTACATTCCCACCCACGACGATGTTACTCACCGTGACTAGACCCGTGGTTGGGTTTGTAAACTGAACCACGTTGGATGTGGTATTCCCCTGATCGACGATGTCATTTAATGTTGCTGCGATGTTGGATAGGAGTCCACCATCACCTAGAAATGTTGTGGCCGTCACATTGCCACCAACCACTATGTTACTATCGACTACGAGTCCCGTGGTTGGGTTTGTAAACTGAACCACGTTGGATGTGGTATTCCCCTGATCGACGATGTCATTCAATGTTGCTGCGATGTTAGAGAGGAGTCCACCATCACCCAAAAAGGAGGTGGCTGTCACATTACCACCAACCACTATGTTACTATCTACAACGAGTCCCGTGGTTGGGTTTGTAAACTGAACCACATTTGATGTGGTGTTTCCATTGTCGGATACATCTTGAAGGGTCGTGACGAGCCCTGTGAGTTTGCTTCCATCTCCATAGTAGGACCCGGTTGTCTGTACATTCCCGGTGACGACGAGGACGTTGGAACCCGTGTCGTCTACGTACAGGTTGGAGCCCACATCCAGGGTGTGTGAGGGTGCACCGTTAGCTATACCAACATTGGAGAGGGTTGTAAACCCCACGAGTGTATTATTAAACGACACTGTATTTGAAGTGACGTTTCCATTTTTTACGGCTGCTTCGAGATCAAAGTCCAAGATATCCTCTGCGACAGCGCCAGAGTCCATGACTTCTTTGGTGGTCTGGTTGTATGCGAGAATCGTGATACTCCGATCTCCCAAATCTGTGCGTTGGCGGAGGGGTGTCATGTAGACTGAGCCCTCGGATGAGGCATTGATGGCTTGATCACTGGCATTGAAAACAATTGTATTTTCAGCCTGATCTTCTAAACAATTTTTACCAAACCTAATTTTAGTGGATCTCTCCACGGTCGGTAAGTTCTTAACCATTTAATATAGATTGGTATTTTAATTTGCGTACAGGAGACCGGCCATACCATTTTCCACCCGAAGTATATTGTAGTTGACTGCGTATATGGGGTGATTGATGGGCATCGTTTCGCTCATTATTTTGACTGAATTGAGGCGACTAAAATTGAGTGTCCCGGTGGGTTGGAGGGAACTTGTTGAAAGACAAAAACAGTATAGAAAAAAGTCGGGTGAAGTCACAAAGTTTGTGTGATAATAGTTCATGACATCTATAAAATGTGGTTTCCCCCACCTATAGTTGCTCACATCGATCCCATTGATGTTCAACTTTACTTTATTTTGGGGGGAAGTGAGGGCGCCGTCTGTCGTGGTGTCTGAGGATGCGAGGTATTTCACTGGGTGATTGAATGTGAGTTCTTGAATGAGTTGGTGGGAGGCGATATTCTTTTGGACTTGGGTGATGAGAAGATCATGTTTTCGGGTGGCGAATTGACCCCGTTCTTCGTTATCCAGGTAATAATAGTTTGCAAATAATTCCACGTTGTAAGAGCTGGCGGCTGGTCCCCAGTGAATTCTGATCTCAACATTGTGGTAATTTAGGGCTACTAGGGGGAGTGCACACTGTGGTCCCTCACAGAAGAAGAACCGTAGGGGGTAAAAGTACGATCGAGCACTCACCCCAGGGTGTGTGCCACTTGAACTTTTAGAGACGTTTTGGGCGAACGTATCGATGGCAATTTTTTCGGTAAAGATTGAATCTTGGCAATCTATGACGGAGCCGCCGATGAGAAGTTCCACTTTATCGATGATGGTGTCCCACCTCTGTATATCGAGGGCTTGGGTTGTATCATCCATAGTAAAATACGCGTACCCGAGAAGATCGCCAGAACGTTCGAATTGAACGCTGGACATCGAATTGTTTTTCACCGCTCCATGGATGGTTTGTTTTTCGATGGACTGTGAAAAATTAGCATGTCTTTTGAATGTTGAACTAAAGAAGGATATTTCCGGGTTGCCCACAATATATTCATCCTGGGCACCTATAGCGATCAATTGAACAATACCAGCAGACATGGTATACTACTCTAAGGGGAGAAAATTACAGATTGGGTTTTCTACACACGAAGCGGAGGACTATAAAATTATTTTCGGCGGGACTTGGTGGTTTAATGAGAAGACCATCCTGATTTCTTATTTTAACTGTTAAACGACTAATTGTTCGAATGGGATTTATATACTGGGTTACGATTGGATAGTTGTCTCTAAAACTAATTATTCCAATATCATCAGTTGTTACGAGGCTCGCAAAAGAACCCCTTATCATACTCATGTCAGACTGCCCCGTGAGAACATTTGATGCTCGGTCAGAGAAAATGGAATCAAGTTCTTCTATAGAAATATAGCAGTGTTCACTCCCATTTGACGGGGTAACTGTGTTAATTCGAGCGGCAATAAGTCTAGCCTGAACAACATTGTGAAGTGGTTGGTTCAAAAAACATGTAAATGTATTTGCACTGGACTGACCAATTGTATCAACTGTAATTGTGTGATACTCATAATTGAGATCAGGAATCATCTCTGTTGGCGATGTGATGAGAGCCATATATAGTTAGTTTAGATTAAAGATCCACCGATTCCTTCGACAATCTTATAGGAAGCATGGTCACCTACAAGCTTTTGGGCGCCACAGAGACCACCTGGGGTTAGGCTCTTGGTGTAGGGGCTGTCTTCCTTACCGGATCCTGGTACACAGTCCATGCGGTTCTCGAGGTCGAAGATGGATTCATCGCTGACAATCTCGATCTCGATTGGCTTGGGCTGGTATTTGCTGCTTTTCCTCATGATACCTAGAACAGATATGATTGAGAAAAGTATGACGATGGAAGTGATAGCATTCCTATTGGTCTTATTGAACTTGAACATTTATAATGTATCAACATTTTTTATAAACTGCGTTAAAGGTAATTTTTTTAGTTTCTACATAGAGAGTAGATGGATGAAGAAATAGTCATCGACCGCGGACACA